CAAGTGTTCTTTTTCTTGCTGCTTCACGCTCATCCTGAGGAATAGCACTTACTGCACCAAGACGTTCTGCAGGTTGTCCGGGAACTGCCGATTCTGAAATTTGTTCCAGATATACTCTTGAAATATCATTAAGAATATTATTAGACATTTGAATAAACTCTTTCTTTTATTTTCTTATACTTATTTATAAAATTGATTGCATATGCCTTACCACCCGATTGAAGGTTATCTGAACCAGTACCAATTGCACCAGGAGTTTGTTTTGCCGCATATTTAAATGCACCAAGAGTTCCAGTTAATGTATTTGGCTTTCCTGGTGTTCTTTGTGCGCTATCCATCTTAACTTCTGTATATTCCATCACATCTTTAATCCAAGATTTAAACATTCTATTTTCTTCAGTAACACAAATCAAGTGATTGGTTCCTCTACGCACGATATTGCCAACCAATCCAGTATTTAAATTCTCTATAATATCGCCAATTTTAAATATTCTTCCTTTTATATAATTTTCACGTAGATTACTTATATCATACTTTGGAGCAATTTCCCATAATTCATAGGATTCTTTTTTAACTTTTGATTTCTTCACTTGCATTCCTTGACGAACAGCATCAAAGAGAGTCTGAACATCACCATCATCAAGTGTTTTTGGAGTTCCTTTACGGAAAGCATCAAAATCATTATCCATTACTGCCTTACGCATCTTAGATGCAGACATACCTTCTGCACCTTCTGCATCTGCATCTCTCATACCAGCAGAAATAACACGAATCAAATCAAACTGATAAAGATCTCCATTGTACTTTTGAGCAAGATTTTCAAATTCTGCTTGGCGATCCGAACCAACAACAATATTTACATTTCCATATCCATCCTTATCGGCATTCACAAGAACATCAAAGATAGTTCTCATATCAGGATTATTAATAATCTGTTCCTCATAGTCAGGGAACATCTTTCTCATATAAGAAATCTTTGTGCTTGCATCCAGTGGATTCTTTTTAGAGTCTTGAGTTCTTGATGGATAGATTTTAAGATTACCACCAATTGCTGCCTTATTTGCTGCCTTCAGAAGTTTTTCGTGTCCAATTGTTGGTGGATTAAATCTTCCAAATACAATCGTCAGAGTATCACCATCTGCTGCCGATTGTTGTTTAGGTGCAGGTGCTACTGCTCTTGGTGCAGGAACAGGAGCGGCGCCGACAGGTGCTTTATTTTGAGTTGCTATTACTTGTTGATTTGCAGGAGTTCTAACCTGATTTGGATCTTGCTCACCTGCTTGCTGTCTTTTATTATAAAAAACTAATTTTCCCTTTTCTGTCTTTGCAACAACCTCTCCACGAGAATCTACCCATTCACCGTGTCCGTCACTTTTGAGATTGAGTTTTTGTGCTTGCATCGATGCCTGCGATGCACCCGCCTCAGTCAAAAATTGGAAAAAATTCTTCATATTGTTTGTTACTATACCTTTATTTATTTCCCAATATTTTTATAAATTCATGGAGAATAGGAGACTCGAACTCCTGAATTCCTGCTTGCAAAGCAGGCGCACTAGCAGATCTGTGCTAATTCCCCGATAAAGACATTATAAAACCCCCTTGCGGGGGTCAGTGTGCCAGTTTGGGAAGTGGTTCAGTTATCAAACTGAACAACACGACTATCTTTTACTTCTTTACCTGCTTTTCTTGCTGCTTTATTTCCAGAACCATAATCAGTTTTTTGAGTTCTTTTGCGACCAGCAAGATTTCTTAAAGTTTCAACATCTCTCAATTTTCTATTTAAAATTTCAGATGCTTTCTCCTTTCTTGAACCACTCAATTCTTCATCAAGAACTTCTTCCACAATACTCTCTCTCCAATCTTCACTCATATTTACCATAATGCTTTCTGCTGCTTCATAAGTATCAGCATATCCTTCATCAAGAAGATGTGAGAGGATGATGTCGTAAACATCAACTTCTTCTCCAAGTCTTGAGGCAAGATTTCCTGCACGAGAAGAAACTGCTCTAGCAGTTTTTCCTACAGCACCTTTAATACCCTCCCTCGCCTTATTTGCAGCATTTTTTGCACCCTGCCCCGCTCTATTTGCAGCATCAGAAGCTGTTTGTGCCGCAACACGCCCAGCCGCATATCCAGAAACTGCAGCAGATGCTGCATTTTGTTTAGCTTTACCTGTAACAGATGCTGCCTTTTGCCCTACCTTATCTACTGCAGATTTAATTTTTCCTACTGCAGATTTAATTTTTCCCTTAACTCTAGATGCAATATCAGAAACAACCTTTGCTCTTAATCCTCTTCTCTTTTCAGGATCTTTAGATCTTGCTGCCATACCTGGAGCGGGATGAAGATTTCTACTTGCTGCATATGATGCAACTGGTTTATCAACAACATTGAATTTGGCAGATCTCCCTGCTTCTTTTGCCTTTCCAACAGCAGATTTTGCTGCTCCTTTCAGTCTTCCAATAGCACCGGTTACTGCACCTTTTACTCTAGCAACGGTTGCTGCTCTTGCCGCAGATCTTTCTGCTGATTTTTTAGTTGAACTTGCCGATTTCTGATATTGCTTTGCCGCTGCAGATCCGGCAGGGGCATATGGATTCAACTCTAAAAGAACTCCTTCAAGAAGATCTTCAACTTCACCAAAATTATATCCTTCATCAAGCATTTCTCCAATTGTTTCATCTACAATATCGTCAAGTTCTTCATCAGAAAGATATTCAACTCCAGCAAAATCATCAGACATTTCTTCTAACTCATTTCTGATGTCTTCATCATAGACTGCAGAATATGCTTCGTTGAGACCTCTAAAAATGCTTAAATCCATTGTTATAAAAAAATACTTTTGTAGTTATTTATAAATTAAATATCTCCAACTACACGATTTTCACTTCTATGAACATCAAACGTTCCTTCAGGATATCTTGCAGATAGTTTTTGATAGTTGATTTCCATCAATTCTTCAAAGGTGGTATCAAGAGCAATACAAAGTTGAGACATATACCAGAGAATATCTCCTGCTTCTTTCTTCATATGAATAATATTATCTTCGGTATAAGGTTTTCCTTGAAGAAACATCTTCTTTACAATTTCAACCAATTCACCTGCTTCGGCAGACACTCCAAATGCCGCAGTAAGAAGACGAGGAACATTAGCATCAGCAAGTTCCAGTTCTGTTAGACGAGCAAGAAGTGCTGCAAAGTCACTACTTGCTTCACTTGTTGTCTGACGAACGAATTCAATATACTTTGCCGGATCAATATTTGCCATTAGAATTTAAATCCCTCGAATGATTTTTTTGGTTTCTTTTCTTCATCATTATACTTCTCATCCTTACCATTGTCAAGAATATCTTGTTGAGCATTTTGTTCAACATCATATAATCTCATTTTAGCTCTATCAATACCAACAACAAATCTTTTATTCATTGTCGGATCATTATACCTATTCTTCAATTGTTTAACAAGTATCTGTCCGAGTCCTTCCAATTCTTCAGTTGAAATAAGAGCAAACATAAGATCAGCAGTGGCAGGAAGACCAAAGGATTCAGAAGTATCAGTAAGTTCAACATCAGAATTGCCATAACCACCACGAGTAGTCTGAGTAGCGGAAACAATTGGAACATTAAACTCAACTGCGAGTCCCCGAAGTTCTTCTGCAATTGATTTGATATAAGAATAAGAATTGGCAGCACCATTTGCTTTATGCCTACTGGAAGCACAGATGTTAAGGTAGTCAATGAAAATAATATGAGGTCGGAATGACTTCTTAAGTGCAAGTTCACTAAGAAGTGCCTTGAAGTGTCCTGCGTGTGCAGAAGCAGTAGGATACTCTTTAATAATTAGAGTTCCTTGTGTCTTCTTTGCCAGACTATTTACCTTACTCTCAAACATAGATTTTGGCAATTCATTCAGTTGTTGAATTGGAATATTCAAAAGATTTGCGTCAATTCTTTCAGCAATTCTTTCCTCTGCCATTTCAAGAGTGATGTAGAGAACGTTCCTGCCTTGCAATAAGACGGAAGCAGCAACGTGGCACATAAAGAGACTTTTTCCGACACCCGTACCAGCAAGAGCGATATTGAGAGTCTTATTAGGTAGACCACCTTTTGTGATCTTGTTAAAAAACTCCAAGTCAAATTCAATTTTTTCTTCCTTTCTATGATAGGTTTCATATCTTTTTTCATAGTCTAACAGATAATCGTGTCCGATTGCGGTATCAAAAGATACTCCAAGAGCATCAGATAAGATTGATGGAATGCTATCACGATTTTTCTTTTCATCTTTACCATCAGCAATATGAATTGATTCCATCAGAGCCAAATAAATGGCACGATCACGGCACCACTTTTCGGTAGTATCAACTAACCAATCAAATTCTGTGGGCACATTATCAAGACATTCAATCAGATTCAAAATTTGTTTGAAACTATCTTCATTAATATCCGTGCGTTTTTCTACCTCAATAGAAAGAACTTCTTTTGTAGCAAGTTGATTGTACTTTTGAATAAAATTTAGTATTTCCTGAAATACAATTTTTTGATTCGTTTCTTCAAAATATTCTGGTTTAACAAAAGGAATAACCTTTCTTGTATATTGTTCATTATGTAAAAAATTTCTTAGAATCAAAAATTCAACTTTATCCATCTATTTTGTGCTGTGGGTTATCGGGGGAATGCGGAACATCAAAAACAAAAGTAATTCTAACTTCATCTCCAATATTAACTGTGCCGTGAGGTTGTTTATTATCAAACCAAAAAAGAGTTCCGGGTTCTACTATTATACTCTCATTTCCGACAAAATATTGATACCTGCCGGAAATTGACAAATGGTAACGATCTCTTGTCAGGTAATAAGTTCCTTCGTCAATATGGGCACCAACAATTTCATCAATAGGAAGAGAAAGAAATCCACATCTATCAATTTTATTAAAATACTTTTTGAGTATTTTTCTTATTTCACTGTGATGTTCATATGCCGGTGTCTTAATACAAATCTCAGTATCACCAACAATCTCACCTGGTTTTTCAATACCACCCATTATTAACTGAAGAACATCAACTGTTGTGATATGAGTATGTGGATCTTTAAGTTCCACATTCTTAAGTTTTTGTTGAGATCCCCAGTCTCCTGGATTTTTTTCTAATTGGTGAATTATTTTTTTTGTATCAATTTTAGTTTTAATAACCTTAATACAATTACCCATAACTAAACTCTTTTTTGGCAGTTTCGTCAAGAGCCTGCATTACTTCTGAAGTAAAATATTTCTCCGGATCTTTTAGGATTTCTTTGGCATAGATTTTCTTACCATCCATTTCATATCGTCCTGCAACATTCTTCCAAAGTCCACCAAGTTCTCCCAATTCAAGAAGTCCATAATACCTATCTAAACCACGCTCATCATAAAATAAACGAATCTCAACATCCTTATTTTCCTTACTCAAACGCGACTTAGCAGTCTTTGCTTTGATAATGTTTCCAATGACTTCTGTTCCATCCTTTTCTTTTTTCTTGCTGAGATACACGATAGTAGAACTGGCGTACTTAAGACCAGAACCACCACCCATCTCTTTAGTAGGAACATAGGAACCGATGACATCGTAGGTATGATTGGTTACAATCATTGGAATTTTTGCTTGACCAAGTTTAAGTGTAAGCATTCGGAATGCACCTTTCACAAGTTGAGATTTGGTCATATCTCGGACTTGCTTTTCATTTAGGGCATCAGTAATCTCTTTATCAGTAGAAAGCATACCCAGAGAATCTAATACAAACATACAAGGTTTGCGATCATCCACTGGTGACTTAAGATATATATCTACTGCTTTCAGTGCCTTATTTCTAAAGTCTTCAATTGTAACTACTCTGACAACCACAAGACGTTTCGTATCAACACCACGACTTTCTAGAAGTGATTTAGTGATTGCTGCTTCAGTATCAAAATAGAGACAATATCCATCAGGATTACTATCAAGAAAATTCTTAACGACAGCCAGACTGAAGAAAGTCTTTCCCGTAGAACTTTCACCTGCGATTGCAGTAATCTTATTACCAGATACACCACCAAAGATACTCCCACTGACAAGAGCATTAAAGATGTATGAACCCGTGTCCACATAAGTTTCAGTCTCATCAATGTCTGATGCGAGTTCTGTGTAGTCATCGCCAATTTCTTTTACAATATCTTTAAGAAAATCCATCAAATTACCATCCCGTATTCTTCGCGTAAGATTTTTTTATAACATTCAGGATTTGTATTCCTGACTTCTTTTACAGTCTTGAGTTTTTTATAAAGTGCAGCATCACCTCCCACACCAAGAGCACTAATGATTGTATCCAGTTCTTTGTCAGTGATTGGTAATTCCATTAAGAGAAAAATAATTCAAGGTTTACTGTTTTTTCTACGTTCCATCCAACTGCATCAAGAATTGATTTGAGTGGTTCTAGAAATGCTTTTTCAAATTGTAATTCATAGTCAATAAATTTGTCAAGATTAAGTTCTTTAGGAAACTCTTGAATGAATGAGATAATATTCTCATGAATAGTATT